TTCTGCACTTGCTTTTGTTACATTATTTTCAAAATTAATTCTTTCCATAAATTACCTCCTAATCAGTTGTTTTTGTATATTCTAAAATTACATATCCGTTCATGTTAGACCTATCAGCTCCTGCTGTAATTACAATTTGTTGATTTGAATAATCATAATTAATTTTTGTTGAGTAATTTGTTCCTGAAGGTATTATGTCTGGTATTGTTAAATATGCGTTGCTATTATATGCAAAACCTTGTAATTTTATAATAAATATGTTTGATAAATTTGTTGGTATATTTTTAGTAGTAGCGTTTGGCAATGCTCCACAATCTATAACCTTTCTATATATAGTTTTACCATCTATCCATTTTTGCCCTGTATCGGTTTCGTTTGTTGAATAACTATTTATTTTATTTAATTCATTAAAATTATTATTTAAATTTTCTGCACTAATTGGTGTGTCTGTGCTTGGTAAATTTTCAAATTCAATTAAAGCCATTGTTTATCATTCCTTTCTAATTTTTCAATTCTTTCTTTTAATTCATCAATTTGTTTTTGTTGTTCTTTAATAGCTTGACAACATATTGAAACAAAGGAATAAACATCTACGCCTTCATTTTTTTCTGTTGCTTCTATTGGATATTTATATTTTTCACCAATAACAAATCCTATGTGCTTTTGATCTTCTTCATTTTCATCTTTGAAATGATATTTATAAATGTCTGTATTGTTAATAATATCAAGTGCATTTTCAAGTTTTTCAAAATCTTTTTTCATTTCTTCTTTAGATGTTTGAATTACCCTAACACATTGAATAGTTCCAGTTGAACCAGTTAAATCAATGGTTGTCGATCCTGAAGAATTATTTAAATACATATAACCTGCTGAATTTAAAGTTTGTGCATTAATTGTTTCATAACCGCTTGAATTATATAATGCTATATATGGACTATCACTTGCTGCTGCAACTCTAAATCTATAATTATTATTCATTTGATAATACATTCCACCAACGTTATACATTGCGTGAAAATTATTGCTTTGATAAGCACCACTCATTTCAATTAATCCTGTGCCTTTTCCAACTGTAATATTTCCACTTTGCGTTGTTATATCAATTGTTCCACCAGTTATATCCATTGAACTTGCGGTAACGTTACCATCTTCATCAACACTAAAATGATCACTTGTAATATTAATATTTTTACTTGTTAAATTTATTTCATTTCCTGCTATTGCGTTTATAACATCATTTCCTTCCAATACTATTTTATCGGCATTTATGACCGCCGAACTTTCATCATTATTAATTGCAAGAATAATACTTGCTGCGGTAACATTTCCTTCACCATCAGCAACTCCACTAACTTTTTGTTCAATTTCATTTGCTTTAATATTTATTTCAGCTGTTACTTCATATTTAGTTGTAAATGTAGAAGTAAAATCATTTTGTAATAAATATGTTGCCGATAATATAGAATTATCATTTGCAATAAGTTTTATATTTGAATTACTTTTAATCATAATTAGTTCTATATCTTTTAAATTTTCTACAACTTCATCATCTAACGCATATTTTTCACCACTACTATTAATTCCTACACGTCTTATTATATATTGTTTGCCTTCCTCATAAACCCATTCATCATGCACTTCTGCATTTATATAATTTAAATAATTAAGATCAATTTTATATTCATCTTCATCATCAACTACTATTTTATAGGTTTTAGGATATATTTCAGAACTAGGATATAATGTGTCATTTTGATAAGGAACACCACTTGAAATTAAAGTATCTTGACTTACGATTAAATCTTCACTAATAATTTGTGAAAAACCATATTTTGAACTATCATTTGGAAAAACAAGACTTAAATCACCAACAATTTTTAATTGATGAATAGAACCTTCATAAGCATTTTCTAATGTAACCTCATCAGTTCCACTTGTTGTTTTAGAAACGTCAACTATTTTTCTTGCCAACGCTTGAATTTCTCCTTCTTGTTTATTTACCATAATATAAGTTTGATTTAATTTTCTATCGGTTTTATCCGCTTTAGAATAATCGGTTTCACTTTCTTGTGGTAAATCAGTGTGAATAAATTCTTCTAATCCTTGAGTAATATTAGCTTCATCATTAAACATAATACAAGAATAAGTATTTTCATCTACTTGTATATTATATCTATCACATAATTCATAATACATTATACCTGTACTTGAAAAATCATTTAAGTAATATTCCAAACCATCTAATTCACCCAAAAGACCTGGTAAATAATCACTTCTGTCATTATCATTCATTATTTGGTTATCTTTTATTTTTAATTCACATAAACCATTTAATGTGACACTTTCTTCATCCCTTAAATAAACATTGTCACTTTCTGCTGCCCTACTTAAAACAATTGAATTAACAGGACCATATTTTTTGCCAAAAGTAACATTAATATCTTTTAAATAGCTTTCGTCTATTGTGTCATTTGTATCATTTATATATCTAATTTCTAATTCGTCAGTTAATTCGTTTATGCAAATTGTACTTGCTGTTGCTTGTGCCAATTCGTCTAAAACATCTCTAAATTTATAACCTAATGAATTTCCATCACTATCTAAATATAGTTCTTTTTTTATAGTTCTATTATAATTTACAAATTCATCACTTGCATTTTTAAAAACTAAACCTAATTTTAAACATATTGCACTAATATAACTTCTTATTGTTATTGGATAAGTTAAATTCATTGTTTCATAATCAACCATTGAATAAAGCATTTTATCATAACATTTTATTTTATAACTGCGTGTATCTTCTTGTTTTTCACTTGAATAAACCACATAATTTCCATAATTTAAATATTCATATTCATCTTCAATTAATACACCAAATTGAAAGTTTAAAATAGTATTTACAGGAATATCAACGTTGCTGTCAATATCTAAATTTTTCATAACTGATTTTAATATAGAACCTTCATAATTTGGTGTGATAGAGTTAAGATCTTCTTTTCCTAACTCTACCAATACACCACCTGATAAATAACTAATTTTAGCGTCTATTTCCCTACCTAATAATGGAATGGTTTCTTTAAATTCACTTGTATGTGCCTTCATATTACACCCTCTTTCTGGTTGCTATGAAGGAACAAGTAAATCCTTCATTTCTTTTTTGTGCTTCAATTATCTTTTTATTTATAATTTTATAATCACCTGTATATGTTGTTATTGTTGTTACTTGTTTCTTCTTTGGATCATAATATGTAGTTGTTTGTCTTGCACTATCTAATATTGGAACAATAATTTCTAATTCGTCTTTAGTTAAATTTCTAAAATGTAATATTATTTTTGGGAATATACCAACTAAAGTTCCACTTTGTTCACCAGCTAAATTTCTTCCACTATCAGGAGCCCATAATTTATTATAATCATATTCAACTTCTGTTAAATATTGCCCCATTGAAACGTCATTTATTATTATACTATCTTTGCCTGTAAACATCTTACCACCTACCTATTAAAAGCAAAATCATCTTCACTACTAATCTTTTTTAATTCTCGTGAAATAATTCTACCATTCATTGAATTTACTATATTAGCATTTATTGTAATATATTTGCCTATTGTTGATCCTAATTCCTCAAGTAATTGAGTATCTGATAAAGGTAAATAAGCTTCCCTACCAGCTTCACCTGCAATTGCACTTCCACCAGCAACAGGAACACCTTTACCTGGATTATTTAAAATAGTACCTTTAGCAAGTCTTGGTAATTTAAATGTTGATAATGTATCTAAATCAATACCAGGAACTTTATTAATAACATTAAGTAATTTATTTATTGCTTTAATTGGAGTATTTAAAACTGTTTCCATTGTTGCCATTATTCCATTAAAAGCGGTTTTAAATGCACTACCAATAACATTTCCTATTGCTATTCCAAAAGCTTTTAATTTGCTTTTTATTGTATCCCATAATGCAGAAAAGAAACTAATAAGTGGTGAAAAGACTTCTTTTATTTTTTCAACCGCTTGTTGAAATTTTTCTTTAAAGAAATTTACAACTGGTTCAAATATCTCTTTAATCTTACTCCATAAAAATTGATATAATTTTCTGATATTATCAATATAAGTAACAAAATTATTAAATATTGTACTAAATATTGAAGTAAAAAACTCAACTATTGGAGTAAATATTTTCTTTAAAGTTTCATATAATCCAACAAATAAATCGACAACGGGATCAATAATTTTTTCTTTAACCCAACTTGCAACTTTACTAAAGAATGTTTTGATTTCTTCCCAATAACTTAACAATAAACCTAATGCACCAATTACTAATAAAACCCATCCAACAGGATTAGTTAAATTAAGAACTAAAAGAGCTGTTCCAATTGCGGTTGCTATTGCTAAAATTATTTTTTTAACTTTATCACCATTATCCGCAATCCATTTTAACCATCTAGGAACATCACCTTCCTCAAGAGGTTCTAATAAAGCACCACTTGAACCATTAGCTCCACTTGATTTATTATCTTGCAAAACTGTCATTTCATCCCAACCAGCTAATTGTTTGTTCATTTCCTTTGCGGAATTAACACCATTTTTTAAGTTTTTACTTGTTGACTTTGTAAAAATATCTATTCCAAACCAAGCTTTTAAAATATAACCTATATATTGAAGCATTGTTTTTAAACCATCTAATATTTTTTGAATAACTGGTAAAAACACGTTTGCAATTGCACTGCCTATTTGTGACAATGCGTTTGACATTGTATTTTTTATTTCTTCCCATTGTTTATGTACTTCTTCATTTTCTTCATTTAATTTACTAAATGAACCAATAATTAAAGCAAGAACGCCAACAATTGCAAACAATACAACTAACGCTGCCCCACTTAATGCGTCAATTATTACACTAATAATTTTACCAACCGAACCTAAAGATTTTGTTAATGATTTTGTTATTCCTTTACCTAAATTATTTGATTTTTGTTCTACGTCTTTAGTATCAATATCAGGATTAATTTCAATATCTTCATCTTCTACAATTTCTTTTACTTCTTCCATGCCTTTTTCGACGCCTGATGTATCAACATCAGTTCCAATTATAATATCTGCGTCATTACTCGTTGCCATACTATCACTCCCTTCTTATGTTATAACCTAAAGCTTCATATAATTTAATTGCACTTTCTTGTTGTTTATCACTTGCTTGTCTTTTTGTTTTTTTCAATGCAACTCTATCTTTAGCTTCTTTTATTTTTTGTCTTTCTTTTTCGTCTTTAATATTCTTTAAATCAAAATTTCTTAAATTCCTTACTCGATTTAATATACAACAATTACCTAATTCACTATTTGATAAACCGCCTAATAATTTATAGAATTTCCACCAGTGCATTTCTTCTTCATCAAGATTAATAGAATAATCACTTTGAAATGAAGTAATTATATAATCATAATCTTCAACATAATCCATATCTGGTTCTTCTTTTGTATTTTCTAATTCTTTGCCACAACAAAGGTATTTTTTAGCCAATTCTAGCAATCTATTATAATCCTCTTGATGGTTTAGACTTTCTTCACCAAAAAGTGTGCATAAGATACCCAAAGCACGTTCAAAATCACCTATGGTTTCATCATTTGCAATTTTATTACATTTAATAGCGTATCTAAAATCTGTATTGATCTTATATTTTCTACCATTAACTTCAACATATTTTGGATAATCCATTATTTTAACACTTCTTCATTTCGTTTAACTGCTTGACTATATTTTTCTTTAACTTTTTCAGTAATTCTTCCCATATCTAAATCATAATGTGGCATGATTTGTTTTTCAATAATTTCATCTATTTCTTGTAAAGTTGTCCAACCAATTTTTCTACCATTTAAAAGCTTTTGAACACCATTTTCACCTAAAAATATATTATATGTTTCAACTTCTTTTTTGAAAAAATCCACTAAAACTCTTATTTTATCCTCTTCATTTTTACTTAATAATTTTTTGCCTTTAACATCTTGTCTTTTATCAATTATTAGCATTTGATTTCTTAAATTTTCTTTATTTTTTTTATCTCTTTCTAATAATTCCTGATATTTTAAAGGTAATTCAATATCTTCTAAATCAAATTCTATATATTCATTTGTTTTTTCACCTTTATCAGTTATTATATTAAATCTTAAAGTATCTTTTTTATTTAACTTTATAACATTATCTGTCATGTTATAATCTCCTCTCATTTCTACATAATATTAAAAAAGGATTAGAGGATTTCCCCTCTAACCCCCTTTAAAGGTTTTTATAAACTAACTGTTGGAACAAATACTGGTTTATTATTTTGAATTGTTACACTTCCAGCAGTAGCGTCACCATCAAAATATAAATCCCAATCTAATTCATCACCATTATATGAAGTAACTACTATTGAACCATTACTCATATCTGCTGTATAATTTCCTGTTGAAATTTCATCCCAACTGTCAACCTCAAGAACTCTTGTTGGTAATATATTAACTCTTTTACCACTATTAACATATTCAAAGCATGGATCACCTTTATATGTTTTTTGTGGAACACTCATTTGTTTATCTTTACCAGTGACATTTGTTGAAGCATTATCATGTATGATCCATTTTGTTCTTTCAACATTTGGATTATAGTCAACACCTGCATTACCTGTTTCAACACCAATACCGATTAAAACCCATGTTGGTTCTGCTGCATTTGGAGTTGTATCTATAAATCTTAAATATTGACTTTCTTTTATTTTAGTAATAGTTAGATCATCAATGTTTATTATTGCCATGTTATACCTCCTTATAATTTATTTTTAAAGGTTCTATAAGCTTTTATATACTTACAATTCCACCTTCATTATTTTTTCTATATGTTATTTGTATTTGAATATCAAATTCTGCGGTGTTAGATTGAACATTGTTCATTGTTCCACAATTCAGACATTTGATACTTTCTATACCATCTATATCTGGCAAAACGCCTTCATCATTATTAGAATTGATTATTTCTTCAAAATCTTCAAAAAAACCTATATTTTTTAAATTATTAATTGTATCTTGACTATAAGACATTCTACTTCTAAATGAATATAAATCCCTATAAACACCGCCATCAATAATCCAATTATTAACTTGCGTGTTAATTGGTATTTTATCAAGACTATAATTATTTATGTCATCTGATAGAAAATTTGCATTAATTTGTTTATTGTTATCTTTTAATCTATTTATAATTTCAAACAAATAAGATCTTAATTTTGTAATTCTTTTTTCGGTATATGCCATTATTTACCTCCATTGTCAATATAATCTTGTACTTCTTTTACAATATCATCTTTTTCAGCACTCCACATTCTTTCATCCCAATAAGGACCTGCATAACTATGTTTGTCTTTTTGATAATTTAAAGGTTTACCGCTTTTACTAATGCCATAATAGACATATCTGGCATAAGGTTGGGAATATGTTATTGTGTCAACCCTAACATTTGAAGTTGGTTCACCATTTTCAATAACTGTTCCTGCCAAATTACCTTCATCAAAAGGAACATATTTATCCATTGCTTTTGCACATGAGCTTGTAAAGAAAGCATGAACAGGACCACCTTTTTGGATACCTAGTCTTGCTTTAATTACGCTTGTTGGTTTCATTTCCAATTTTACGCTCATTATTTACCACTTATATGAATGTGCTGATTAATTCCAAAATTATTATTATTAATGCTTGTTATATTATAAATTAAATAACTATCTAAATCTTGTTGCGTTTCAATGTTGAAATCAAGATCACCTTGCACGATAATATCTCCAATTTTAAAATTTTCAATATTTAAATCTTCATTTTGATTGTAAGGTATCCTGATTTCTACATTGTTATTATCAACAAGACCTTTATTAATTGTTGCTTTTTTTCCACCAAAGAACCAAACATTATTATAATTAAATCTTTTCCATTTTTCTAAATTTGTAGAAACGTCCAATCCGTCTTGATGATAAATTGTTAATTTACTATTTATCTTCATTACTCTACTCCGTTAAATATTAAGTGTGTTCCATTTACAATAACGCCAAATAAATCATTTAACATTATATCTTGTAATTCATAATTTTTTGAACGAATAAGTTCACTAATTTGAGCGGATGAACTATAACTTACTGAATATCCATCTATACTTTCACTAGCTATCGTGCCACCACTATTATTTAAATTATTAGTATAATATTCAATTCTATTAATTAAATGAAAATCACACAATTTAACTTCTTTTGGTATTTCTAATACATTTTTTAGTCTATTTTGAGTTCTTAAATCAATTTGTTTTCTAGCTTCATATTCTAATATATTAAAAGACGTTTCGGTTAATGTGCCACCTAACGCTCTATATTCGGCATATGTTAGGTATTGTTCATTAAAATCCATAAACGCCCTCCTTTATTATAAACTAACAGTTCCTTCTGGTTTTAAACTAGCAAAAGGAAATCTTGTTGAACTTTCATCTTCTGCATTAACTGGATTTGGAATTTCCCAACCTAAACGCATAACTACACGTAAAGCAACCATATCTTCTTGAGCAAGGTTATATAATATAGAACCATCACTTGGATCTTGAATAACTGCTTGATCTAAAATTTTATATGTTACATCTTGTCTTATTGAATAAACTGCTTGAGAGAAATCACCAGCAATTAATGTTGATTTAGTTTTATCCCAAACTCCATTATCCATAAATTCTCTACGAACACTACCAATTTCAGTTGTGTTTAATGGTTGACCAGTTGTGTCTGTCATCATACGGAATTTACCTTTTAATCCTACACCACCAAGTATAGCATTTACATTATAACCGCTTTCTTCAACTTCTGTCATAACATCATTGATGTCACTATATAATTTTCCGGTTTCATCAACTTCTTTTCCAGCTTCTATAATTGATGGAACTAATCCTTTTCTCCAATCAGTTGGTTTGTCTATACCAAAGAACATAGCATTGTCAATCTTTCTTGCAAAAGCTTCAACAATTCTTGGTTTAACCTCTGCCCAAATATCAATTGAAGTATCATTTAATACATTTTCTTTTATTGGAACTATAACTGCCAATTCAGCTGCATTGATAAATTTTTTATCCCATGCTTGTTTTGTGATATTTTTTCTACCATTATTTGTACTTTCATCAACGAAATATGCAACTGGTAAACTGTCTAAAACTCTTAATTTTGTTTTATCACTTGTCATGTTTGGTAATCTTTTAAACATTGAAAGTGCTTTTGATTGTCTAATTGTACCCTCAAATATTTCACTAGCAACTTGAGTTTCAATTAGAGCGTCAACATCATCTCTTACGATACCTGTTGTACCTGCCATAATATTTTTCCTTCTTTCATTTTTTTATTTTTTTTGTCGGACTAATTATTTGAACCACGTAACAAATTATTCATAATGTCGTTTGTTGTCGTTGGTTGATTTCCACCTTGTCCAACGCTAGGTGAACTTTGCACTTTTTTAACAATTGTTTCTCCAAAATATTGTGGATTTTCTTTTTTATAGTTTTCAAGTGCTGTTGCAAAATCTGTTTCATCATCTACTAATGAACTGACTTCGTTTATGACAAATTTTGAAAATTCTTTTTTCACGTTGCTACCACTCATTTGCAACTGAGTTTTTAAATCTTTATTTTCATTTGCCATTGATTGTAAATTTTTAAGGTTTTCATCATAATCTTTATATTTTGTTTCATATCCTTTGATTTTTTTTTCATAACCTTCTTTTTCTTTGTCAAAATTATTTACTTGTTGTTTTAAACTTAAAATTTCTTCCTTTGCTTCAGTAATTAATTTGCCATGTTCAGCCATGATAGTATCAATAGTTTCTTTATCAAGATCCAAACCTTTTAAAAATTCACGCATATAAATATCTCTCCCTCTCGTTAGTTTTTCGTGTCACGAACACGTGTGAATTGATATAAGTTGTTTCCAACCTTGATTACATATTATCACAAAAAAAAAGAAGTGTCAAAGCACTACTTTTTCTTTTTAAATTCATCTAAAGTCATTTTACTTCCTGGGTGTTGTTTAAGATAATTTTTATATGCTTTTTGTCTTAAAGTATCATTCATTATTTCGTTTGTTGTTTTAGAAGATTTGTTTACTTCATAAGGTTTGTTCCATTTACCAATACTTATGTGCATATATGTACCATGGTCAAAATAATCTATCATTCCATCACTATCATTGTAAGTATAAGAATTAGCTTGTTTATTTAATTCACTAACAACTTTTTTGCCATAATCATTTAAATACCATTCATTACCTCTTACACTTTGAATATCACTTTCTTTTCTTTTGGATAAACTTTCTTTAGCATATTTTCTTACATCATCAATATTATATGAATGATTTTCATTATATCCTTTAATATTATCTTTAGCCCACCATTCAAAACCATTACTTCTACTTACATCGTGTAAATCTTCATAACCCATTTTATCTATATCTGAATTACTTACAAATAAATCTTTATCACTAGACATAATATTAAAATCAATAGAACTACCACCACTAAATAAATTTGTTTTTCTTGATATTTTAACATCTGGATATTGTTTTTTCATTGCGTCCGTAATTGCTTTTGCTTGGTCTTTAGTGTCCATTCTTAAATTTGAATTAACGCCTTCCCAACCACCACCAGTATAACTATGTTCCATTGGTTGTATTCCAGCCTCTTTCATTTTATCTAATTGT